TTACATCGACCCCACTGGCCGCTGATTTTGGCATATACATGCACTACGCCGACAACAACATCACTCTGCTTGATACCTTTGTTGTCAGTTCAGGTGTTGAGGAGTGGGAAACGGTAAGCTATGAAAATAATGGGTCCGTTAACGACGGAGCGAGTCCGCTCTTCCTGGCGAGGGTGGTGTGATGGCGATATTCAACATCTCCGGTCCGTCGGTCAACCAGAACATCTCAAACCAACTGACCGTGGAGGCCACAGGGGCCACGAGGTTTAAGGTAATTGCCTCTATGGCCTCTATTTACATACCCCAGACCTCCCCTCCCGAGCCTCCCGTGGTCGGGCAGATCTGGCCGCTGGGATTGGTCTGATGTCACCGAATACTCCGCTGGTCGGACAAGTCTGGCCCCAGGGCCGGCCCCAAGCCTCCAAGAAGAACAGATTCAGAGTCTCACTGGGCTCCGGATCCTACGCTCAGACCGGCGTTGCCGCGTCGCTGACTTCGGACCAGATACCTCTCGACCCGTACTTCAACTCCGTGACCCTACTCCTGGATATGGAGGGAGGCGGATTCACCGACCGCAGTACGCTAAACAAGTCGGTCACTCCGCTGAACGGAGCGGTTACATCGACCGACCTGCCGCGATACGGGTCGCGTAGCTTCTACACCCCGGGTACCGGTCACTACCTAACCGTACCGTCGGCAGGTGACTTCGTCTTCCCCGGAGACTTTACGATGGAGACGTGGATATGGGGATCGAACTCTCAACCCACTTCCTACCCCACAGTATTTGAGATGGGCTACTACTACAACGGCCTGCTTTTCAGACCCTACCATGGCGGAGGAGGGTTGTGGATAAATGGCAACAATATCGGTGATTTCAGCTCCTCCGACATACCGTACGAGCAGTGGAATCACATCGCGTTTGTTCGTAGCGGGACAAGTTTTGTCTGCTACGTGAACGGGGTGGTTAATAAGTCGGCGACGATCTCAGGCACTATCAACTCGATTGATGGTGAGATACGAATAGCCGGCTCGACGCACACCTCCGGCCAGCATTTTAAGGGATACATAGACGAGTTCAGAGTCACGAAGGGCGTAGCTCGCTACACCGGCCCCTTCACCCCTCCGGCCGCCGCGTTCCCGACTTCGAGCTGATTCCTCTCCAACCACTACTACAACAGAGCTAACATACATGGCCACTTACAACAAGTTCCACTCCTTTGGCAAGAACGTCCACGAGGGTAAGCACAACCTCTCTACCGCGGTGCTGAGGGTCGCCTTCACCAACACCGCTCCAAACCCCGCCGACCAGACCATCGCGGACATCGCGCAGATCGCGACGGGAGGAGGGTATAACACCGGCGGATTCACCCTGCCAGTGGTCTCCTCGACCCAAACTTCTGGCACTTACAAGTTGGTCGTCCAGGACGTGACATTCACGGCTACCGGTACCTGCGGTCCTTTCCGTTACGTTGTGGTCTACGATTCCAGTTCGGCCGGAGAGCTGCTGATCGGCTGGTACGACTACGGCAGCAGTCTGACTCTGGCCAGTGGCGAGTCGCTGTTCCTGGACTTCAGCGACCCGGGCGGCCTGTTCACGCACCAGTGAGCCGGTTCGCCCGTAGTAGTTTAAAGCTAAGCAGATGACAAACATATCTACCCTGTCGGAGGTTGGTAAGTGGGCTTGAGGTTTGCCTCGACATATACACCGTTATATCCTTCCGATCCTTCTAACGAGGAGTCCTGGACCGATCCGAATACGGAAAAGGTGTGGTACTACTTTGCTGAAGGTGGGTGGATTGAATCGGACCCGTACTGGGAGAACGTAGCACTGCTTCTGCACCTGGACGGTGCGGAGGGGAGCACGGTATTTACGGATAGCTCGGTGAATAACCTGGTCCCGACTCAAGTCTCCGCAGCAACTGATATTACAACTCAGTGGTCAAGGTACGGTACGGGATCCCTAAACGTGTCGGAGGTGGCCGGAGAGGAACTACTGAGTGCTGGGTTAGTCTACCAGTTAAACTTCAATGGAGAAGATTTTACGGTTGAATTTTTCCTGAACTTCTCCTTCCCGGATGTGGTGTACGGAGGAGAAGCCGTTCCGTTCTTTATCGCAGATAATGCTGCATCTCAACTGGTAGGTTTGTCGTTAAATTACAACGACTCGGGAAACCTTGGCCTCATCTCCTCCGTGGGTGAGGGGGTAGTCCCGCTCGTCGGTTCGTCCGTCGCACCTACTCAGGGTTCTTGGCAGCACTACGCTGTGGTGAAAAACGCTGACACCATCACTTTGTACTTGGACGGTGTTAGTGTCTGTTCCGGGTTATACCCTAGTGGGTTCAGTAGTAGTGACACTATTTACTTCGGAATGCTCGATGCTCTTCCCACACCGGGCCGCGGCATTTTCATGGACGAGGTCCGGGGGACAATGGGCGTAGCTCGCTACACCTCCAACTTCTCACCTCCCACCGAACCTTTCCCTGACTTCCAGGGCAGTCTGGCTCCCTCTGTCTAACACTCTCCACCTCTAATTACCACATCACACCATGGCCGCACCTAACCTCAAATCTCCGACTACAGTTATTGGTAAGACCGTTACTTACGCCGTTACGACTTCGCTGGCCGCCGCGCTGACCAACGCAGCGAGCAGCGGCAAGGTGCTGAAAATCAATTCGGTGTACTGCGCGAACGTGGACGGTACGGCCGCCGCGGACATCTCGCTCGCCCTCAACGACGGTACGACCGACCGTTATCTGGCCAAAACTATCGCCGTGCCGGCCGATGCGACGCAGGTTCTGGTCACCCGGGAAGGTTACATCTACGTCGAAGAGGGTCAGTCGCTCAAGGCTGTGGCCAGCGCAGCCGACGATCTCGAGCTGGTCATAAGCTACGAGGACATTAGCTGATGCTCGGGTTCAACGGAGGATTGCTGGGCGTTCGGCGCGTCCCAACGCAGGGCATAGCATCTGGCCTGTGGTCTCAAAACGAGCAAAGCATGGCAAAGCGGGCTGAAATCTGGCCGATTTCTGGCGGCCTGGAGGCTAGATACGTGCGATTTACAAACTTTGCAGATACCTCTCTCTACTCCAGCTCTTTTGATTTGGCAGAGATTCGTTTCTATAATGGAGACACAGTCTATACAGGCATAACCTGCACAACCAACTTTAATTGGGATACGGGAAGTGCTGCAGCGATAGTTGATGGAAATTTAACAGATAGGTCTTACAACAGTGGTTGGTTTAATTACCAACCTACGGCAACCATAGACTTTGACTTTGGTTCCTCTGTTTTTATTACACACTTGCAAATTTACATTTGGTACGAAAACAACTTTGGGCCTAGATTTCCAGAAACTTTTGAGGTGGATACATCAAGTGACGGAACCTCTTACACAAACGTTTGTTATATTACTAAAGGAACGTGTACAATAGAGGCTGGCGATGTGTTTAAAACTGATAAGCTTTTCTTAGGAGTACTTTAGGTTAAATATCCATGTATTTCTACTCCCACAACGCCACCCCCGCATCACCGGAGCCCTGAATCATGGCACTGCTCGGCTACAACGGCGGCCTTCGCGGCAAGCCCCGCATCCCGACTCCCACCAGCACCAGCGGTATCTGGGATCTTGACGAGCAGAAGATCGCGGCGAGCGCGGGAATCTGGCCAGGGCCTGTAGCGCCGGATCCGTACTGGGCGAACGTCACGCGCCTATATTACTTTTCCAGTGGACCAATTACTGACGCAAGTTTATCTGAAAGCGATCCTGCACTGGTGAACGACGTTCAGATTGTCAACGACCAATCACCTTTTGCTGGAGGTTCGTCCGCGTACTTCAATGGAACGTCCAGCTATATGGATATTCCGACCGTTACCCTTGGTACCTCTACTAATTTTACGGTGGAGTTCTGGATACGCCTAGAGGTTTCTAATAAAATGCACACTGTTTTAGTTGGAAACCCCATTAGCAATAGCCGGATCCTTTTTGATGGCGGGAATAAACTTATTACAACAATTTACCAAGAGGGGCCAATCATTCCGACGGGTGACTGGTGTCACGTAGCCTTTGTTAGAGAAGCAGATATTTCAAAGCGTTTCATAAATGGTGTTGGCAGTTGGTTCGACTTTGAGTCTGTTGCGCGTACTTACAATAGCATAGGAAGCTCTTTTTTCGATGGAAGTGGAAGTTGGTGGTTGCAGGGTTGGCTGTCCAATATGCGAATTACCTCTGGTGTCGCCCGCTATAGCTCCGACTTCACCCCGCCCACCGCTCCCTTCCCCAACTTCTAACCATGCCACGTCTCGGAAGCAACGGCGGCCTCATGGGTCCACGCCGCGTCTCTACTACAAGCAACGCCAGCGGCAGTTGGCTGCTCGATGAGCAGTGCGATGCGCAGCGGGCAGGGATCTGGCCGATCGGACCTCAATTTGACCCTTACTGGGAGAATGTCAGCCTGCTGCTGCACATGAACGGCAGCAACGGCAGCACGACATTCACCGATAGCAGTAGCAACGCATTTTCAGTCACAGCCAACGGCAACGCACAAATCAGTACAGCGCAAAGCAAATTCGATGGGTCTAGTGGATTGTTTGATGGCAGTGGCGACTGTCTTACGATTCCGTACAATTCCGCATTTGACTTTGGCACTGGTGCGTTCACGGTGGAAGGGCAATTCTTTTTGAATACTGTATCTGGTAATCAAATGATTTACAGTAGATCCTCAGCAAGTAGTTGGGTATTAAGGGAGACTGCACTTTACCTAACTTCAGCAACCAATATTAACTTTTACTCCGGGGTTCGTGGCGCTAGCCTGGACATTAGGACTTTCTTGCTGCCCGTCACCCTAGCGACTGGTGCATGGTATCACTTTGCCTTTACTCGGAACGATGCCGCCGGAGCCATGCGACTATTTATTGACGGAGTTCCATCGGTCAATATCTACTACGATACCACGAACCTAGACGGACCGCTCCCGTTGGCTATCGGTGCGTTGAATGGCTTTGTAGGTACTCCTGACGAATCAGCTTTTAATGGGCACCTAGCAGAATTCAGGGTAACAAAAGGCATCGCCCGCTATACCTCCGACTTCACACCTCCCACCGCTCCTTTCCCCAACTCCTGACCATACAACCCAAGTCCAGGTTAAGGTACTAGTGTACGTCAACCCAACCACTACCCTATGGACCCCCAGGAACTAAAAGACAACTTCTCCTCCCAGCTGGACAAGGCCCGCTCGGAACTCGACCGGCTTCGCAAAGCCGTGGCGCAACGCGAGGCCCACGTACTGAAGCTGGAGGGCGCCGTCGAGGCGATGGATCTCCAACTCTCTTCACTCCCCCAGCCGGTGAGCGAGCACGTGAGCTAGTAGCTCTCAGACCTTAACCCTGAGCTCGCACTCGTGGAGCTTGGGGTTTCTGTACCCCCCAGCGTGCCAGATCCGCTTCACCACGAACCCAGTATCGTAGTAGGCGTCGAAGACATCTACCATCCTCCCCCGCGCTAGATCAACGTACCCCCTCCCATCATCCTCGTAGGAGATGGCGTAGACGTCGTTGGTCAGGTACTTCTTATCAAGAGAGGGAAGATCGACGTGTTCCGCTACTACTCTGATCTTAGAGCCTGGAGGCTTTTCTCGCATCTCTCGCTAACCTCAACAACTCTGCTGATAAACCTTTCAACCATTTTCGGGTCGGTTAGGATCTTCTCGGTGGGGGCTCCGTCTACCAGAAACACGCTAAGATCCAGCATGGTGGGAAGGTCGAAGAGCGCACTGCTCCTATCCGGCCACCCACCTCTGATGTAGTCGAGGAAGAGGTCCCGGACCTCCTTGAGCAGGAACCTCCCTCCCACGAGCTGCCACAGCCCGCCGTCCCAGCAGAGTATGTCGCCGGAGGCGAGGACAACGGCATCCCCGACCTCCTTCGACTCTGGGAACTGGGTGTTGCCCGCGCGCAGTCTCGTGATCACCATGGTGGTATCAGACTCCCGCCATCGCGGGGATCTCCTCTGGGCGGTGAGGAGGTGCCGGGTAGGTCGGTGGGGTGAGGGGTGGCAGGTCGTGGGGAGGAAGCGGGGGCTGGGGAAGTTCCGTTCCGCCACAGACCTCGTCGAGGGCCTGCTCCAGCTCCTCGATCATCTTCTGGACGAGGTACCGATTCCCCGAGGCTTTGGAGTCGGCGTAAGCTTCGATCAGTTGGGCGAGTTCTGCTTTGGTCATCCTTATCAAGTCGTTTAAAGTTCTCATAGCTCTATAAACTAAAAATCCGGAGTTTACCGCCCCATGGCCTCGAACATCAAGGACTTCGAGATATCAAAAACGTTCGCGAACGTTATAGTCTCGAACATCAACGCCCAACCGGACACCGACGGTATTCCATTCGATCTCAGTACGACTACAAGACGGTCACAGGGGCAACTTCAGGATGGCCTGGGGAACTCCGCCCCCCTGTTTCTCTCGGCGTCATCGGTGGAATGCTCGGCCGTTCCCCAGACCCTCGCGTCCATCGTGAGAAAGCAGGAGGTGCTTGAGGGCATCACCTACTTCCAGACAGCTTCCCTAATCTTCGGCTGACCATGACCTATCCCGTTAATAATTTCTACTCCTCCACCTACTCCGGCATCTCGGCGAATGGAGGCTCACCCACGACAGTTTTCGATAGTACCCTCATCCCGGCCGATGGCTACGCCATGATACTGTCGGTGATGGTGGCCAACAAGTCCTCGACGACAAGAGGGCTCAATATGACGCTCCAGAAGTCGGGCAGCGCAACCGCGGCCTACCTACTCTACGACGTAGCCATCCCCTCCCAGGTATCTTTCGAGGTCATCGATGGTAACAAGTTCGTGCTGAAGAGAGGCGACTCGCTCAAGGCGTGGATGGACAGTGCCGGTGGAGCTAACTCCGCGGACATGGTAGTCTCCTACGTTATCTACACCCCGGCCGTTGTCGGCTCCCCCATCTGAGGATAGAAAATGAGATACATCGGTCGTACACAGACATCGACTCTCGTTCAGGTAGACCCTGACAGGAACTCCTACGTCAACGTGAAGTCCTTCGGAGCCGCTGGCCTGGATAAGTACTTCGAGGGCAGGGTGAGAGGGCTTAACGGATTCGGGTCCGTGATCAGCATCGGCGAGATCCCCGACTACCCGCAGTACGAGAAGGACTACTTCCAGGTCGGTCAGGAACTCTACGCTTTCTTCTACCTGGATACATCCAATCCGTCGGTGAGCGAGTACGACGGAATCCTCACCAACATCGGAGCCCCAGAGGGAGTGGGAGTGGTCGTCCAGTCCGGCACCTCCACCAGCAAGACTCTCCGGTACTACGTCTACGCCTTCAACGTAGTCACGGGCAAGTTCTCCCCGTACGTTAAGACGCTCACGCTCCCCGACGTCTTCAAGGACCCGCAGACACAGTTCGACGAGAACAACTACGTCCGCTTCTCCCTGAACAGACTCACGTCGGAGTGGGTGCCCGTCATCTACAGGCAGTGGGGGCCAGGGCAGATCCAGTTCCTCGGGATCCCCAGCAACAACATCCTCGGCGGTAACACCTCCATCACCTTTAACGACCGCGGGTCCCTGCAGATCCCGTCGTGGGACGAGGCCCGTATGCTCGGAGGCGAGTTCAGCCCCGAACTCTTCGATGGCATCATCTCCGTGTCCGCTGGGTCGATATCCGCGAAGACGATCATCGTCAAGCGCAGACTCAAGATCCTCAACAAGAGCATCTCAGGAACCCTGGAGTGCTCCGACGCCGCCTCCGAGTCCGGAGTTTTTACCGGCCTGGACAACCTCTCCATCCGCGTCAAGTTCAGATTCGACGACACCAAGCCCCTCCAGGAGGCACTAGACTACGCCGCCGTTAACAACATCAAGGACGTATTCGTCCCGACCGGCACCTACTCGGTGCGCAACGTTGCCCTGTACGGATCTGAGATCCCGGCCAGCCAGTACAGTGGAGTGATGCTCAGAGGCTCCGGGGACTCCTCGGTGCTCAAGCGTATGCCCACCCACATCAACCCACCCGGTCAGTTTGGATTTATCGGCATGCTCGGCTCCGGCGTAACCAACCGCGTAAGCGGTGTGACCGTGCGCGAACTGGCATTCGACGGGAACAAGACGGAGACCTTCCCTATCAACCTTCCCGAGAATGACACCTACGGAGTCGGTGACAAGTACCACGACGCCCTCGCCCTCGAGTACGCTGACGGTGTCCGCGTTTCTAACTGCTCGTTCTATAACGGAGCCGGTGCCGCTCTCTACTCCCTCGATTCGGACAAGATCAACTTCACCGGTAATAGAGTATTCGAGCTCTCCAAACCCTTCGAGATGAACATCTCGCCTCTCAAGATCCGTGAGTCGAGCCGCATCATCGCCCAGGGCAACCTCTTCCAGAACTGCTCCGGCGCCGTGGATTTTACCGGCATCGACGCTTCCCTCATCAACAGCAACATTGTCGACAACTGCGGGGAGACAGGTATCAGGCTCAATGCGTCCGACACCTGGAGCGCTGAGGGCAACCTCACCTTCAACGAGAACGGGTCCGTGATCCGTAACATCGACCTGTACCAGAACGAGTACAGTCGGGTGAGTCTGGATGTGAAGAGAGGCGTGGTCATGACCCCGACCTACTTCACGGTGACCGACAG